GCTATTGCCCTACATATGGGTATTGGTATCTCTACCCTGTCAAAGATTCGCAATAAGAAGATAGTCCCGTCAGCAGAAATCATCCTGCGCGTACATGAGACTTTTGGTATTGATGTTAAAAAGATTAGGCAGCTATGCGCTGGGGAATGATATTGATTGTGGTCGTAGCATCTGTACCTGGCATCGGTTTAGGTGTTATGAACAGGATGCAACACGAATATCACCGTGGATTCACTGAAGGAGTTGCGTCAGTCACATCGCCAGACATTGATAAACAATGTGTCGGATGGATGTTCGAGTCCAACTTTAAAGATGCAAAGAAAAGGATATGTAAATAATGTGGACATCACTAGAGCTTGACGTAATTCGATGGGCAGAAGCTCGCGGAATCATTCCCAATGCCGAAGCCAGCACTCAACTCATGAAAACTGTTAGTGAGCTAGGTGAGCTTTGCGATGCTGAGATTAAAGACGATATGCCAGCAATCAGAGATGGTGTCGGTGATGTACTGGTCACACTAATAATTTACTGCGCCATTAAAGACATCTCTATCGTTCACTGCTTGCAAGATGCCTATGCAGAAATTAAAGATCGCAAAGGATTTCTAAATTGCAATGGAGTATTCGTCAAAGATGAATGAAATGAAATACAACACAAAGCCATCAGAAGTAAGAATGGCAAAGTTGCTCAAAATCCTTGAGACACCATCAACATACACGGAGATAGAAAAACAGTTCTTTATTTCTAATAAGTGGATGAAGGGCTATATCAAGCATTTACGCAAGATCAAGCTAGTCTATATTGATAGCTGGATAAAAGAACAAAAAGAGATAAAAGAAGTCTATGTGCCTGTGTTTTGCATTGGCAACTATAACGATGCTGCTAGACCTGCGCCTCTTACATCAAAGGAGAGAGCGCAGTTAGCTAGGAATAGACTTAATCAGGATTTAGATAAGAAAGACCTGCATTTAGCTAAACGCAGGGCCAGACTTATGCCGGTCAAAGCAGATTGGACGTCGAGCTGGATTAAACCGCGATCACCTGTCCCCGAAAGCACACAAGACCTTTATCCTCATCAATGACCTCTAACATCTCCGGAGGCAGTAACTTGCCTTCGTAGAATGTCAGCACTACAAAGCCGCTTCGATGGTTTCTAGTGCCGTCCTCTGTGTACTCAAATTGAGCGCCCCATACATCGGCTAGAGAGCCTGTATCGACACCGTAGCGAGTACCTGTCAGATCAGTCCAGGGAGTGACTTTAAGAGAATGTAGATGACCGTTGACTGTAGACACGCCAGACTTAACAACAGCATTATAAGCAGCATGAACTCCGTTGTAATTCCTGTGCTTGATCTGAGTGTGGTCATTTATCATCACCGAAGTTGAGAACTTCCAGCGCGGGAAGTGATCCGTCAAGTTCATGCCGTGGATACCCTCAAATTCAGGAGCTTGTGAGGATAGTCGGCTATTCCAACGGATGTCGTGATTGCCCCATGTCCAGTGAAGTTTTGCATTGCCAGAAGCATTCTCAATCTCGCAGATACGATCCCTGCAAGCCTCTAGCTCTTGTTTAACGCTAGGCCTGGCTTCCCAACCTGTTCGTGGATGACGAGAGATATTAGCCCCGTCAAACGCGTCACCGTTCATAATGACCATCTTAGGGTTTAGCTCTTTAACAGCCACCACAAAGGCCCTATGAGCCGTAGAGATAATGCCTGGCCAGTAGTGAGCATCTGAGCCAACGATAACAACGCCTGATTCCAATCCAACATTAACTCTAACGCCGTTAGCTGGCAAAGTTACATTGAAATCAGGGCTATTTTTAGCAGTAGCAAGCAATTGGATACCTTGCCGCTTTTCGATGTCTCGCCGCTTGCGATTAACCAATCTGTGGTTAATGCCTAAAATATCAGCTACCTTAGTGACCGATCCGCATGAGTTCCATGCCGCTATAAACTCCTCATCTGTTACTGGGTGAGTCATTATGACACCTGCCTTTTAAATTCACCGCACCATTCGGTAACAGAAGTAATAGGGAAAAAGCTATCAAACTCATCGTCACCTAGATAGATTGTCTTAGGTGGAAACCGTCTACAAATACCAACATCCTCATTTTTCTCACGTTCAAAAAATGAGCAACTTTGGCACATCGGCATACAGTCAGCAGGTATTTTTTTAGTAGCCATTATCCACACTTTGCTTTCTCTAGTTTCTCAAGTTTATCTTGTAACTCTTTGATTTTACTATTAGCGGAATAAATACGTATTTCAAGCTGATTAAATTGCTCAATAGTTCTATAGACTTCTTCTTGAGATAGAAGCAAATTACCGTCCTCATCTTGAGTCGCTGAATATACCGAAACTGATATAACTAACAAAAGACCTGCAATAATTTGCTTCATGATAGCCCCTAAGATATGTAGATTTTCATTTCATCTTTGCGTCTGTTTACCAGCCCTTTTAAAACTTTACCACCACCTTTTGTATACTTCATAAATTCAGTAGCCGCACTATCAAAATCACCTCGGTTGTGTTTTTGGCGCAATGTGCTGCGCTGTAAAGTGCCTAGCCCTACATTAAAGCTAAAAGAGACAAGAGCATCGAATTGCCCTTGAGTAAGAGAATTAGGGCAATAACGTAATACGCCTCTCTCAAAACGCTGCAAGTCTGCCTTAAGAATCGCATTTACCTCGTCCTTAGTAAACTGTCTAAAGTCCTCAACACGCAGCCCTATAGAGCCTCTCTGAGCCACTGGCAATAGTCCCTGTTTGGGATATAAAACATGACCAACTCCGACAGTCCATAAACCAGCAGGGCAAAGATATGGCTTATATCTAACACCCTCATGGTGAATTATGGTTTTAAGTGCCTTGTCGCTTACTTTCATTTTTTACATCTATCAAAATGATATCTTCGCATGTTGCCACCACCGCCAGATGTTCCGCATTTTGGGCAAGTTACTATTTGTCGTTTCCCTTTGCATGCTTGACTTAATTTTTTTGCATAATTAGGATCACTATTTCTTTTGGCTGCACCATTTTTATATGCTTCAATATTTCTTTTTATGCCAGTTGCTCCGTCAGCATGAGGCGCTAAATTATAAAGATCACCACTATCCCAAGCAGCTTGAATTAATTTAGTTTCAAACTTTTTTGCATCTTCAATTGTTTCTGTTTTTGCTATTAATTTAAAAATAAAATCTTCAACATTGAGTTTTAAATTACGCAATGCTGTAATCATTGTTTTATGACCATTTTTTATATGCGACTTATGATGTATAAGACGCCTTTCAACATTGGAGCTGCTCCCAATATAAAGTTTATTTAATTTTGTATTAATTACAGCATAAACGCCTATTGTCATTTTTGAAAAGCCCTTGTGCCAAAATAAAACGAAATTACGGAAGCCCACACAATCTGAGTTTCGTCATCCCAGACTAAGTCCATCATCTCCTTAAACGGAGCGTCTTGCGTCCAGGCATACCAGACGCCGGCAATATCAATAGCAACGAGTAGCAAGAATAGACCGTAAGTAATTGTTGGTCTGACCATAGCGCGAGCATTAATCACCCATTGACTAGCACCCTTACCAATCTCAATGTCGTGAGAATACAACGCTATACGTTCATCTGCTTGCGTCTGGATACCAATTTGCTCAGTCTTAATATCCTCAATATGCGCTTGAGCTTCAAAGCCCTTGTTAGCCATCTCTAGTTGCTGCGTCATCTGCAATTGCGCTAATGCTAACTCATGCTTTTGGTCTTGCTTAGATTGAAAAAAGTCCAAGAGCTTAGGCAAGCCACCTGATAAGAAAGAGATTAGCGTAGTAATTAGAGTCATCATTAGTCTTTACCCCCGTTTTTAAACATCCACCATACCGCATACATTACGAAACTACTAAGAGATACACCTAGCACTACAGCTAGCCACTCCTGAATATTCTGAATTCTTTGTTCTTTCTTGCGACGAATAGCAGCCAGACGCATACGTTCCTCACGCTCTGCATCTTCAATCTCTTGTTTTCGTTCTAGGATAATTGCATCTCGACGCTGGCACATCTCGTCGTATAGACCTGACTCCTGGCTACCGTAGATTAGAGCCTCTTTAAGCTCTTTTTCTAGCCGGATCATCTCTCTACTTGCGAATGTTGCCTCTAACGCCTCTGCGGTAGCACTACGCTGCGGAGAACCGCTTTTAACGGCCTCTAGCTTCTGCTTTTTTTGCTCGATGACAGCAAGCTCAACTTCTGTTTGCTTATCGAAGAATGTTGCTATGTCGTGATAGCAATCTTGAATTTCGTGGCCTAGAGAGATTAGCTCTTTAACTCCGGCTACAGCAGTCTTAGCAATAGCAACCGCTGCGCCGATAGTTATGGGATCCATTTATCCACCAAATAGTTTTTTAACACTCATGGTAATAACGGAACCTAAAGCACCGGCAGCAAATACAATCATGTAAATGCCGCCTTTGCCCTGATTGAGCATAGCCGTTACATCGGCCATCTCTTTGCGAAGTAAATGAATTTCAGCCGTTAATGTCTTAACATCTGCTTGCAATGCACCAAATTCTTGCGGATTAACGTCTGACATAATTCACTCACGGTTGTGTTGGCCAAATAACTTCCCAAGGAAAGCCAGATTGAGATGGAACATCGCGCAATGCTTGGCAATAATCTTTCCATGCTTGAGATGGCGTCATATCACTACGGAAGCGCCAATCTGTTGCCGATAGTTTATCATCTCTTTGCTGTCGAATAAGATTAGCCTTTTCAGCATCTTTTGCAGACTTATATGCAGCTTCTTGCTCTGCTGCTGTAGTCTCGCCATCAGTAAAAACAGGGCCAAGAGTGTACTTAGTAAACCATTTGCCATTTACCAGTTCTACACCAGAAGCCTGCGAGTATTGGTAAACAGTGCCACCTGTAGCTTGTGCGCCTTCAAATACTACGTCAGCGCCAAACGAGTCCAATATTGCTTCGTTAATTTGAACAGGGAATGACGTATTTGGGTTGAGTGCGCGAAACTCACTTTCAAACATTACAGCGCCAGTTGATCTGATTCGTACTTGCATGATGTTCCCTTTAAGCAATAGCTAAGAATATATATGTACCACCTGAAGCATTTAATGCTGCCGGTGCTGCTGCTGTTACTTTAAATCCAGTTGAATCAGTATCAACATAGTTATTTGCAGTTACTTCAGCCGCAGTTGAGTTTAATAGTAGATATGGATCAGTACCAGAAGATATACCGCGAGTTGAATCCCATACATACCAATCACCCGTAGAGTCAGTGCGCTTAATTAATACAAATCTTGCTCCAGAAGTAAATCCGCAAGCTACAGTCTGTAATGCTGCTGTGCCTGTGTAGTTACCAACTTTTGAGACACCCGCAACAGTGGCGAATAAGTAGGCTACATAAGTAAGACCAGCCGAATTTACTTGTGCATTATTCCCTACGAGGGTAAATACAGTACTTGTTGGCGTTGTACTATTCCAATATGTGCTACCTGTATTTACAGGATTTGACGTATTCAAAACAATATCAGAAGTATTACCTAACAGTGAAGAATATACTCTCCATTGAGTCATATTACTTCTTGATTTAACTATCATTAATTCAGGGGGAACAGTTAGATTATGCGTTACATTTTGTGCGGTACTCGTCCCCGTATAGCAAACCTCATCAAAGAAGCCAGGTGCGCGTTTAAACGAATACAGTAACGGATAATTGCCTGCTACACCTGCACCACCTGCATACAGCACCCCATTGGTTACACCAGTAGTAGTCGGGCCAAAAGCGGTTACCGTGTCTCCGGTTGTTGGAGTTGCTTCTACGTTTGTCAGGTTTGTGTATAAAGTCGGTGTGTAGTAGGCAGATGTAAAATTACGCAGGCGGTCAGCTACAAACCAATTCGCAACGGTTGTACGATCTTTAAACCAACCCATGTCAGATTGTTTTAAAGTACTCGTAATCGCGCTGTCTGCTGTAGTTGTATCTACTGAGAATACACTTGTACCCAACGTAGGCGTTCTCATTGGGCCACGACGAATGGCTATGTAGATGTGAGTTCTACCTGTACTATCGTTTGTTTGAGGCGTTGTTCCTATTACCTTAAAACCAGTAGCAGTCGGAGTAGCGCCTGTTGTTGAAAGAGCGCCTTCTGCATAATTTTGGTTTGGATAAAGTCTAGAAGTCCCACTAACATTCATTCCGCGCATATTATCAACAACTACCCAATCATCTCCTGACATTGTAATATTTTTAATTAAAACGAATTGAGGTTCGTATCCAAGCGTTATTTCTGGCGGCACTGTTGCGTTTGACAAATAACTACCACAACTAATCACATTATCAGTACCAGTAAGACCAAAGCCGCCTGCGTTGTTGGCGAATAGGTAGGCTACGTAGGTTCCACCAGATGCGTTTACGGCTGCGTTAGTGCCAATTGTAAAAACTGTAGATGTTGGTGTTGTGCTATTCCATCTATCTGCATTAGTAGCAGCAGCGGCTGTAGTGTTAAGAACTACATATTGCGTATTTGCAAGACTGCGGTGATATATTTGCCAATCTGCTGCTACATCAGTTCTTTTGACAATAATACATCCCGGTACAGCATCAAGATTATGAGCGACAGTTCTTGCAACACCTGTTCCAGTATAAGTAACAATATCAAAGAACTTAGGCTGTTTGCGGAATGTCCATGATGCGTAACCAACATTATTTGTATTTAACTTTGCAAGCGCACCTAGACTAAATCCATTGCTATTAAATGCAGTTAAACCGGTTGATTGGGTTGTTTGAGCGTCAGTTAAATTTGATACTAATTCAAAAGTAGCACCACGCGCAGTATCATATAAAGCGTGATCTGCTGCTGATCTACTTTTAATCCAAGTAAGCCCACCATTACCAGATAAATTTATTCCATTATCAATTGATTGTGTAGAGCCATTGCCCTTATAAAGCCACGTAGAGAATACATCTTCAATGTAATTAAAGTCGGCACTAACTTGCGAGTTTTGAGCGCTAAACATTTCAATCCTTACAGGTAGTTTTGACCAGCGTTTGAACCAATCCAATACGATCCATTGGCAACAAAGACATATTTATCCATCTTACTAGCGGTAGCAGTAATAGTCGGCGCTGTACTACCAGGCCACTTGACTGATGCAGGCCAAGTAGCTGTACGGCCACCAGTAGCGTCTTGTAGTAGCAGCAAAGTAAAGCCTTTACCAGATACCACTGTCGGGAATGTAAATGTACAATTACCAGTTAGCGTCAGAATCTGTACTGAGCCATTAGCTAAATCAATTGTGTACGCTGTGCTAGTGTTAGCGGTAGCAACTTCTTCAGTATAGCCATTAGTAAACGTACCAGCCTCAATCGTTTTATTGGTAAGCGTCTGAGTGCCTGTTAGCGTTACATCGCCAGCATTGCCAAAACTAAGCACACCAGAGCCATTGGTACTAAGAACCTGCCCATTAGTACCGTCAGCAGTAGGTAGCGTCAATGTGTAGCTAGTCGATACAGTGCCAGGAGACTTTAAGCCTACATAGTGCGATGAATCCGTATCAGCTAATCGCAGCGAGTTAGCCGCATTAACAGTTAGCGTATTGCCAACAGTGAATGTATCTAATGAGCTACCGTCTTGCTGATTCTTGAGCTGCGACATAAGCTCACGAATAGCGTTGTTAATGCCACTAGGAGCGCATCCCTCTGCAATGTTAATACTGTCAATGTCAGTATTTAACGAAGGGTCTGTGTCGAATTCACTAATCTTTGTCTTTGCCATATTAATCCCCAAGTAATCCAGTAATCATGCCAGTGGCAGCAGCACCAGGAACACCACCAACTTGCTTACTTTGTGTTCTGCGTTTTAATTCTTCCAAAATAGCTTTTTGTTCAATAGGGTCAACAGCAAATAGACGCTTTTGCAATTCAGCAGATGTCTCACTACTTATTCCTCTAGTTCGAGCAAGCAATGATCTTCCTGTTGCCATAGCAGCACCAGCTAATCCGCCTGTAGCAGCACTTTGTGCAATCTGCCCTAAATCTGACGTAGCCTGACTTGTAGCAAGTCTTTCGCCAGTTTGTGAGCCACCCATAAGAGACTTAGATGTTTTAGATTGCTCACCAAGCGCATCAACATAAGCAGCAAATTGCTTGTATTGGTTTTGATCTGTAAACGCATAACGAAGCAATGATTTTTGTTTGTCGCTTTTGAATATCTGGCGAGAAAAATCACCACCCTTAAAATTATCAAGACGATAGTTTACGTCTGCCATCATCCCAAGTCTAAATGCCTCTTTTTCTGAGTCATTCATTTTCTTTAGCTTATCTAATGCTTCCTTAGTATCAAGTTTTTGATATTTTTGGCCTGTTTCAAATGCTGATCGAATGCGCTCATTGTCTGCAAACTCAGCATTAGCTTTTGCATAGATAGGATTTTTGTCTTTAATTAAATCATTAAACTCACGTTTTACATTAGAAACATCACGGCCATAAGCAGTCATTTTTCCAGTAATAGAATCTGTTTGACCTTCTACAATACGATCTAAACCAATCTTAATCTTATGCAGCACATCAGTCGGAACAAATTGAGCATTTCGTATTTGCTCTAAATCAGGCAATGTTTCGCCATAAACACCAGCGCGTTTTTGAGCTTCTTGATATGCGTCAATAAATACAGGTCGATCTACATACTTCCTAAAATCTCTTGCATCTATTGCTTTGCTATACGCTAATGGATATTTAGAGCTTGCTGCTGCTTGTTGATTTTTAGCTAAAGCATCAAGATACTCATATCCGCTAACATTTTTATCAATACCTGCTTTTTTTGCCAATCCTTTAACTAATTCATCAGGCTGATCAATCATGCGTGATTCTAAAAATCTAGCAGTAGCAGCTTTTTGTCCAGATGGAACAACATAGGCAGAATAAGCAAGGTCTTGCATATTTTTGCCAATATCAGCCAGAACAGGACGAGAAACACCAATTCGCTGTAATTCAGCAAGCAAATCAGCAGCTTCGTCAGGAGTTAAATCCTGTTTTTTTAGTGCAGACGCAATCATTTTAGATGCGGCAGCAGGCTGATCACCTACTCCAGATGCAGTCAGTATATTTCTGACCATAGCTCCTGCACCCTTAAGTACCAAAGGAACAGTACCACCCAATACACCACCAGCAACGCCTGCTTGAATTGCTTTGCCTGTTACATCTTGCTCTGCTGTGCCAGCGCCAGTTAATGCGCCAGTTAAACCGCCAACAGCAACACCACGTGCAGCCTGGCCTCCAATAGTTTCACCTGTTACCATAGACTGAACAGCAGGAGCAGCAGCGCCAAGAGCTTTATATGCAGCCATTGGGCCAGCCATAGCACCTGTCAATTCAATAGGAGTAGCTACATTTGGATAGTCTTGTCTAAATTGAGATTGTTGACCGCGTAATTGATTTCTTATATCTGTGTAGCTTTTATCAGAAAATGGAGCGCGAATACCTGCTTCAATTTCCTCACCAAAGCCAAATGTTGGCCCTTGAGCAAAAGCACGAACAGTCTCAGCCAAACCAGAGTAAGGCACTTTAGGTCTAAACACGGAACCTTGTAGATTATCCTTTGCAGGTTCCTCATAAAGAGGATCATTATCCCAGCTAGCCATTATGGTTTCACCTTTCTGAGACCTTTTGGATCGATATAATCTGAACCTTTAGGTAAACGCGCATAATCTGCCTCAGTAAACACATAAGGAAGAAATTTAGGAATATCCAAACTTACCTCTGGATCACCAAATTTAGCATTTTTACGTCTGCGAATAATTGCTGCTTGGTAGTCATTTGCTCGTCTAGAATTTATATCTCTAAGCGTTTGGATTGCCTTAGCAGCATCAGCAGCAGACTCAGCTCCTTGTAATTCTCTTGAAGCTCTAACCGCATCACCTTCTGTTTGAGTACCTTTATTTAAACGCAAAGACTCATTAACTATTGTTGTTTTAAATCTCTCAAAATCATTTCTTGCAATAACATCAGGGTCATTAGAGCCAGCAGCACTACGTGCCGCAATGCTTAATTTATCAAGACGACCAAATTTAATTTGACCTTGAGTAATACTAGACAAGTATTTGTCAGCATCATTGGCTAAGTTAATTGCAGCAGTTCCAGAAGTGTAATCTTCTTCTTCAGCTTTTTGAATTATTGGTGGCAATGGCTTTGTTGAAACAGCACCAGCAAAATCTGATACAGGTTTACCTTGTAAATCAAGAACAGGTAAACCTGGTCTAGTCGGCATGAATACCATTCTGCCATTAGCGTCTGCAATTGGTGATTTTGAATACAGTGATTCTGGTGCTTTAGCTTCTCTAGGAGCTGTATAGATTGGCTTACCAGTTTCAGTATCAACCAAGACTCCACCAACTACAGCAGTCTTTCTTTCTCTTGGAGCAATAGGAGCCTGATAGATAGGTTGACCAGTAGCAGGATTAACAAGTGCATTACCAACTACAACAGGCTTTTGCTGTTCTTCTGGTGTTTGATAAATAGGTTGACCAGTATCTGTATCAACTATTACACCATTAACAATAGCAGTATTGCGTTTGCGTGGAGTACGCGCCTCTTTTTCAATATCAGCAATAATCCTAAATGCGCCAGCAGGATTCGTATCCAACTCATCAGCAAGCTCTGGATACTTTAATTTCATTGCTTGCACACCAGCTTGTTGACGCTTTTGCATCATTAATTGTTGTTGCTGGCTATAACTTTGTATCCCTTGCTGCACTGCTCCTTGTGACGCTTGTAAGCCTCCACCAAGCGCACCAGCAATATTTTGTGCAGCAGTAGTACCGCGAGTACCCATGCCGCCTAGCAAGCCGATAGCAGCACCTAGCAAGCCTTGTGTATTTGCTCTGCTTTGCAGCGCTTTAGCTTCTTCAGCTCCTAGCAAACCACCGTAATAACTAGGAACAGTTCCTAAGATATTTTGCATGAAACTTGGTGAATTATCTTGTGCCATATTCTGCCTAGACGCGTTTGGTTGACTTTGAGGCGCACTTTGTTGATTTGGAAATTGTGCTGCTAAATCTGGTTTAAATAGCTTTGCGAGTAAACTTGGCTGTAAATCAGACCTGTTATCTGTTTGTATTGGTTGATTATCTACATTACCAGAAACATTAGGTGCGTTATTTTGTTGAATATCTTGTACATTTACAGTATTAATGTCAGATGGAACAGTTGGAGTAATTCTTTGTGAAACTGGCGCATCTGATGATGAACTGCCAAATTGATTGGTTTGACTAAATAAATATTGTGCTTGTTCTGCTGGAGATAAACTATCAAATGGTGATTGAGCTGGAACATATTTTTGCAATGCAGATGACCACACTAAAGGATTTTCATGCAATCCTTCCATTCCTCTTTGATAAACTTCTACTCCTAATGGTTTATACGGATCGTAAGCCATAATTATCCTAACAGTGAAGTGCGACGCTGCATCTGTGGTGGCTTTTGGCTAAGTAAGCTCATAAAGTCTACAGGAGCGAATTGACCGCTTTGAATTGGTGGTGCTTGCAGTACTTGTGGTGGTGGCGGAGGCTGCATCATTGCACCGCCAGCTTGTTTAGCCACGCTAGTTAGTGCAGGATTTTCATTCATTAATCCTTGAATATTCTTACCAGCACTCATTATAGATTGCGTAAATGTTGGTGGAGCGCCAGCCATTCCCATTCCTGTGTATGCAGGAGTTCCTGATAATGCTGCTAAATTTGGTGCTGCAAAAATACCTGATGCTGGAGCAGCAACACTAGGAGCAAGGGTAGAAGCCGCCGTTTGAAAAGCAACTGCCGGGGTAAAAGCAGCAGCAGCGGCAGGAGCCAAAGAAGCAGCAGCAGCCGTTGGGATAGCGGCAGCAGCGGCAGGAGCAAGTAAAGTTCCAGTTGCTGCGCCACCTGCTAATGAAGCAAGAAAAGCATTACCTGCTATTGCTGGTGCTGCTGTTGACATTGCCCCGGCTAAAGCGGGGAGAGCTGCTGCTGCCATAATATTTCCTTATTTTTTAATTGCAGAAGTCCAATCTCTGCCTTGCATATCTGTATTTCTAGCCGCAGTAGCAGCTTTTTCTGCTTCTGTTTGAGGCGCAACGTATTCTGTGGTAATTCCACCACGCGGCAAGCCCGTGATAAACGCACCATAGTTTTGCAGTGTTTGATACGGTAACTGCGCTGTGTAATCGTAGCGAGCTTTATCAGCAGCCTGTTGAGCCGCTGTATAGCCTTCTTGAGCCTGACCAACAGCCATTAATCTATCAAGATCAGCGTAGTCAGCAGCAGCAAGACCAGGAGCCATGCCAGCAGCAGACAAACGTGTAGCTATATCCTCGCCTCTTACACCTTGAGCGCCAGCCAGTGCAGCCATTTGGTTAGCATAGTCACTCTGGTACACATTCTGACCTGCTTGAGTTGCACTCATTTGGTTAGCAAAGTCTTGCTGGTATACGTTTTGACCTGCTTGAGCCGCAGCCATGCGATTAGCAAGATCAGCACCGTAAACACCTTGAGCCGCTTGTGTCGCGCCCATCTGGTTAGCGTAGGCTTGCTGTGCGGCAGTACCAAGACCTTGAGCGCCTGTGAGTTGATTGACAAAACCTTGTTGCGACAGACCACCAAGAGATTGCAATGCTTGTTCTTGCAGACCACGCTCTTGCTGGTAGTTTTGCAGGTATGCTTGTTGATTCTGTTCAGCCAAAGCCCTAGCAGCAGCATCAGTCATCTTGCTAGCTAATTGTTGCTCTGCACCAGAACCATAACGACCAGCCATTGATGTTTTGCTTTGCAGACCACGGATACCTTCTTGCAGCGATTCAGCCGTTAGACGATTAGCCTGGCCTAATGCGCCTTCAAGATAAGGACTGCCGCCAAGATACGCACCTTGTGATGTTGCGCGAGTGCCAGCTAATGCCTCATTCTGCATTGCACCGCCTCGCATCCCTTGATAAAAGGCTTGATTAGGATCAACGTAGGCGTTTTGAGCCATACCTGCAAACTGCTGCTGATACGGACTAGCAGCCTGACCAATCTCATCAAATACAGAGCCATACTTGCTAGTTTGACCGGCTAAAGCATCAAATGCTGAACCGTATTGGCTAGTCTGACCAGCCCTGCTAGCATACTGTGATTCATATGGGCTTTGAGTACCCATTAAGCCTTGTACAGTGCTTTGAGCGCCTTTGAGTAATGGGCTACCTTTACCGGCACGCTGCTGCGCTAAAAACAACGCTGCTTGCGTTTGTGCGCTAGGCTTAACATAAGTTTCGCCACCATAGTAAGCAGGGCCACCAGCTTGTCGAAGTCTCTCTGCCTCACTCAGCGCTGTGTCAACATAAGGACGCAGCGTAGGGTCGAGCATTGTTTCTGTTGGAGTAAATTCTTGCTGCGATGGGCCGCCCATAATTAAACCTCACTTATCCATAGTCTAGGGCTAAATCCAAGACTCTTAGCCCTCTTAATCCAGCCTTTTCGATGACTAGAAAATGTTATATATTTTGCCCCGCCTTGACGCGCAACCTCTTTTATGTATTTTAATCCATTTTCAAGGTTATCATGTCTATTTTCTAACGACCAACCAGCCCAAACGTGCAATTTATTACCGTCAGGCTGCAATACCCAATACCCTATAACTCTACTGTTATCAATCAACGCCCAAAGCATTGATCTACCGTTATAGCAATCTACATACACATCCTCAACAATCCAATCTTCAGGGCTTTTCCTTTTAACATTCTCTAGTCCTGGTCTAACGGAAGGCCACCACGACCTTAGCTCTTGCGGAGTAATGTATTTAGTTTCCATTAGCCAACAATAACATAATCGTAGGTTCTCCCTGCTACTGTATTTGCTGCGTGAGTAATAACAGCGCTACCTTGCGATGTTGAGCTTACAAATGGATCTTCAAATGTATTGCTTGTGTATCCATTAGAGGAAACGTGTTGTATCGTAAAAATCACAGATGGCGTTGCTGGTCTTGTAGGACTTGTTTGAGTAGGAATATTCTGCATTGACACAGTTGTATTGCTTGCACGCCACATAATCTCAACATAATCATTTTTAGCCATTGGCAAAAAGAAATTAAGTGCTGCAATTAAACCGCCATCTGTAGAACCATGTCTATTACTAATACTGAATTCGCTATTTGACTTAGGTACGTCTACACCGTTCTGTCTAAACCAGATACTAATGTCTTGAATTTGAGAGTCTGTATTTGAAAATTGTGAGCTAAATTGAATGTTCCATAAGCCAGAATAAGCTACTGTTACACGTGATCCGCTAACTACCGACACACCTAGAGCATAATCAGTGGTGTTATACGTCATTGCATAAGCGGTTGTCGTGCTTGCAATGGTCTGATCCGTATCGTCCTGAAATGCACCATACGGAACATAAGATGTTGACGATACCAATGCAGTAGGAGTTAATAGAATTACACTATCGTAGCCTATACGTTCATTGTAGATTGTCGTACTAGTAGCGCCACCGGTAGCCAACGTAACGGAGCCAGTATTATTGGTCTTTCCGTCCATGATGCCTCGCACCACTTCTGCGACAGCTCGCTGATCTCCACCAAACGGCGGTAATGTACGAAACTGTGTCATCTTAGACCTTGCGTAACAATATCAACTTCCATCCCCACGGCAGTTTTCCACGCACTACCAACAGGAGATGCCTGTACCCTCATATAACGACCAGGAACGCGCATAGAGGCTTTTCCTTCGCTATCTGTACTAACAGCAGTAGTGAACTCAATAGGGTCTCCTAGCAGGTTTCTATTGCAGATTGAGATGTCAGCCGTTCCATTGTCAATAATTGGCCTAACTCCTGTAATCACAGACCTGCCGTTATCAATGTCATTAGTAACAATCGAGCATTGCTTATTAGTGCCGCCAAACGTAATAATCTTTTGCCCTTGCACACCAGCAAACAGCGATTGACCGCCATCCCATTGACGATCATCAAGCGATACAGTCAAAGCATCAATACTGGAGCTGAAAAGGTCTAAACCCTCAAGTGTTACCGCAGGAGTAATGACGATAGAGATAGCGTCAGCAGTAGTATCACCATGCGACCACTTACCAAAGTCAATGCTATAGATCAAAACATTGGTGTTAGCGAAATTATCCTTGAATGACCAGACAATTAACCGCTTAACAGGGTCAACAGTGCTAGACATTTGATCTAATTGACCTGTATTAGCAATATCAAAGAACCAACGGTCTATTTTTCCTGCGCTAATCGATTTAACTGTCTGACCATCGCACACATAGAAGCCATCTGTAGCTAAAAAGTACGTCAAACCGTTGTATTGAGTCACACTACCGCTAGAAATACAGCCTAAACTGCGCGAAAGAGCGTCAAATTGGAAAAACAACGGGCTACCTATATAAGACATACGGAAGATGGCTTTTTCAAGCAGCACTAATCCGTACTCACCACCCGTTAAACCTTTAATGTCACCACCATCAGCGATTACTTGACTGTCAGCCTGACTTGTTGCGCTAGGTGTCCAGTTAGTCTCGTCGTTAATGTCAGACCAGTAAACCTTGTTTTCCTCAGTTATAACATTAGCAGCAACTACAAAGTCTCGAACTACCGTCACGTATTTAGCGGTAGGAGCGTCAGCAGATAAGTTGCTGAATGTCTCGCTCATAGCATTTAATGTATAAGCCTGTAACTTCTCAATACCATTAGCAACAATCATCTCAGAGCCAAACTGCGTCACATCCCAAAACAAAGTAGTGGAGTAACCTGTGGTAGTTAAAGCATCAAGACCTCTATCACCACTATCGTACTTAAACAGATTGGTAGCACCACCAGCAAACAAAGTAGATAGTCCAGCAAACTTACCGGCAAATGTAGTCACTAAAGTTTGACCAGCAGCGGTACTATAGTCTGCTTCAGCACCCAAAGGAGCGTAGCCAGTAGCAACAGGTATACAGTTATTAGCGTCAGTCAACGCACCTGTAATGCCAGGCTGGTCTGGCAGCCATTCACCGAATGCTAGTTTTGTCTTAGCCATGTATTAGTTCCAGCAGGTACGTTAGTCCATGTATTGCTATTAGCAGAAACAATACTCCAAGTATTAGATTCTTCAGATACGTCTGCCCATTCTTCGCCATAGATATAGCCCTTGATGATGATCGAGCTAATCGCATCAACATCTGCAACGCCATTCCGTATTCTTAAAGAGTTAGCCGATACCGTAGCGTTTGCCTCTATGCTGCCAGAGCCATCTACATTCATGCCGCCCAAAGCCGTAACAGTAGCAGTATTGCTAATGTCGCTTGCAAAAAACATAATGCAAGTAGTCGTGCTTTCCCATACGCTACTATCTAAAGAAAATGGCAAGCTATCAAGCGTACCAAATTGGTCTAATTCTTCAAGTGAAAATGGGCCACAAATATCAGAATTTGTAGCATCGCCTACAGCGTAGCCATAATTCCAATAATCATAAGTAACATATTGTAAGCTCATTAT